TAGACTAATGTTAGAACTAATAGGTTTTATAACTATACTTTACTTGGCAATAAAATTTTTGCCTGACTTGTTAATGTTTATGCTTAAATTGGCAGTCATACTTTTGTTAATTGTATTAGCAATAGGTGCATTTGAATTTATTTATCATTATATTTACTTTCGAATCTAAGCCTTACAAGAGCTTTTCTTACAATAGCAATTCCAGTTAATCCTAAAAAGTTAATAAACGCAGCCATCTCAGCAGAGGTGCCTGCGTAGTCTATGCAAGCCTTAATTATTCCCACACTTAAAGGGAACATTATTATTGCTCCTATGGCGGTGTCATAAGTTGCTTCGTGTAATGCCTTCCTTAATCTACTATTTTGTGCCAATTGCCATAAACCTATCAAAATGTACCTTCCCATTCCAATCATAATAAAATTGTTTTGTCTTGCCTGTGTAGGAGGTATTCACAAGTCCTGCATTTTCTATTAAAGCTTTCTCACTATCAACACAATTAATACCATACATCTCTTCTATAACATTAGAATTTTGTATAGCAAATATAGCATGTTTGTTGGCAGTCTTTAAATCTTTTAATGGATACATCTGTTCTGCTCCCATTGTAATAACTATATCAACCTTAAGTTGATTTAATTCATCAAAAGCAAATGGAATATCCATGTTCCAGTGATTTATTTTTATGAATTCTTCGGTGATATAATGCTTATTAAACACCTTAGAGAGCTCTAAAGCTTCGTTATCGATGTCAACTAGGTGCAATTCACCTACGGACAAGTTCTCACATAAGAGTGGAACTAAAGGAACTCCTAACCAGCTGTTTAATACAAGAATGTTAAACTGCTCGTCTTTCATATAATCATCTAGACTATTTTTTAGTTCTTCAACTAACCAAATAGCGCCTTCCATTGTATTAGGATTAAGAGCTTGTCTAAAGTCATCATGCTTATGTTTCATCTCATGTTCAACCTTAGCGAGGCCTTCTCCCCAATATTGCATACTGTTTAAAAAATTAAAATTTAACATCTTCTTTTCTTCCCATTGAATCAAATAAACAGACATATGGTATTTGTCTGAATACATGTTTTTCTATATCATGTGGATAAATATAGCCTTGGTTATAACTATAAAACCACCCTAACGGAAAATATTTAATTCTTGCTACACCTTTGTGCATAAAGAAATTATCTATTCCACGGTAGTACCATAATATTTTATCTAAATGTGTTTTAAAATAAAGAGTAATATTTTCTTTATCTAAATTATCGTTCCATCTTAATATACTAGAGTTTAAGTCTGTATATTTATGAGGAACATGTTCTGTTTCTTTCTTTTGTGTTTCCATATCATGCCAATGCGTTTGGCCAAAACATAAACAATCTTCAGGATCAAAGTTTACTATATCATCTATGTTCTTTTGTATAATAATATCTAAGTCCAAGAATAAGTTTTCGCCTTTTTGTCTAACTACATTATCATCAAACAAATACATTTTATTCCACCACTTCTCTAATTTGTTTTCTTTAGGAAATGGTAGAACATTAATGTCTTCATTAAGTCCTTTTGCATTTTCTGTTAGACAGTAAAATGTAAAGCTTTGTGATACAGATTCCAGACAGGATTCGTATATCTTGTTAACATGTTTGGCAGAATATTTACTGCCCCACTTTACTGTATAAATGTTTAGCGCCAATGGTTTAATAACTCCGGATCTACCAATTCATTTTGCTTTGTATGTCCTCTACCTGAAGTCATTTGTTTAGGTAGTAGATCAATATTAAATACACAAAGGATTGGTGTTTCTCTGTATATTTCTGTTTCCAAATCATCATCTTCCCAACTACGCCCTCGGTTATACGAGTAGGCATAATCTGCTGGGAAATGATCCCATAATTTTTTACCCCAATCACCCCATCTCCATGAGTGATAATTGTCTGTTCCGTCTGTATATGTAAACCATATCTTTTCTTGGTTCTCTAATACATCATGCCATATACATTCTGCTTGATCGTCGGACCAAACTTGGCAACTGCCATTAGTATATGCTCCGTGTGATAATTTAAATCTCCGCGTCTTCATTGGGCGCGGGTCTTGCCACCAGCTTCTTAACTTAGTTGGTCTTTCCATATTATAGGTAATTAAAGGCTCTATATCATTTTGTATAATAACATCTAAGTCAAAGAATATAAAACGACCTGTAGGTTTATCTTCAGCAAAGTTATGAGTATTGAATACCATTGTCTTAGGCCTATCCCAACACCTAGCCATACCATACTTAAAGTCGTCTTTTTGAAACCAATACTTAGGATGTATGTTAGGTATATCTGGAAAAGGAATAACTTTTACATCATCATCTAATCCTTCGGCATCATCTGTATAACAATAGAAATGGAAATCGTGTTTAGGATTACAATTTCTCTTGGCCATATTTTTCAATTTGTTCACAAAGTGAGGACCATATCTGGTGCCCCACTTAGAACATACTACATTTACTCTCATATCTCTTTGCCTTTATAATCTCCTGCTAGTGGAAAAATTTTAGTTATTACATCTGCAACTGCATGTGCAATATCCATGTGTTCTAACTGCGTACCATTAGCACCTCGAAGTTCAATGTAATGTATCCAGCTTCTTAGTGTTCCGTTAACATACATTCTACTCTTAGTATTGCCTTCAGGTAATACAACTCTTGCTTGTTCTTTTGCTATCCCATGTTCTAAAGCCCATGTATAAGCATATCTAGTTTGCCTAATAATATCCTTTTGTAATTCCTGCCACTTACTATCTAATTCATAGTCTTCAGTAGGAATACTATTTTGTCTATTTTTAGGGTCTTGCATTCTTGCTTCTCTTACTTCAAACTCTAAGTCCTTTGTAGGATCTGCATACCGCTGACTAAATTCTTGAAAGCTAAAACTCCTATGCCTTAAAATTTGTCTTGCAATGTCTCTTGTGGTGTCTATTTCTAAACATACACTAACCATTTCTAATGGCGACCAATGCTTGTGTTTCATTAGATACTTAATAAGTTTCTCACTTGTATCTTTATTTAACTGCCCATCTGGATTACTTACTCTAGCACAAAAGGCTACAAGTTCTGTAGCACTTGTGCTGTCTATAAGATAATTGCCATCTGCTTTACTGTAACTGATTAAGTTAACTTCCATATATTCCCTCGTTTCCGAATGTCCCTGCTCTGGTTCGAGCAATTATAAAGTCCGTTCCATATTGTTTACCTATATTAGCTAGTGCCGAGGTAATTTCAATACATTTATCTTCGAATGTTTCTATACGAACACGCACAATTAATGTTGCAAATTCAGTTTCCGCTATTAAAGGAACATAAATATCTGCATCGTCAAATGCACCTTCGATTACAACACCGTCTTTTCTTACTTTTAACATAAACCACCTTGTTCATTATGTATTATTGCTGGATTCAACTTTAATAAATTATTAAAGTAACCTTTAAAGAAGTCATTTGTAAAAATTTCTTCTAGAGTGTGTTCATTTATATTATTCTTATCCCAACTATACAATAACTCTGTCTTGTGTTCAGGAGAATTATATGCAGTAGTTAAGTTAAGAGCCACATGTTTACAGGGAAACACATTACCTTTAGAGTTTAGATAAAATGAATTATTAACTTTACCTTCACACTTAACATGTGGTGAAAACTTTATTGTTCTCTCTTTATATATGTCATCTTTTTTTCTTGTCTGTAGAGTCTCTAGTTCTATAAGTTTATAGTCTGGCATGTCTGGTTTTTCTTTTTTATCTATTACTATTTCTTCTTTAGATATTTGATTATCATATATAAAGCCATAAAAATTATATTGTTGTGAAATCTTTTTAGCTTTCTGAATATCAGAATCTAACTGATTCGTATGTACATAATTCCAAAACACTCTACACCCAGAGTCTATTAATGCCTTTGCATTTTGTAATATTCGTTTATCTGGATTGCCAGTATTAATATTAAATGTAATATTGCCTGCTTCTAAAAACATTAAGCCTAAGTTACTCCACCAAATAGGTTCATTAGATTTGCCATCTGTAGTTATATCACACCCACCAATACCCCATCTAGACATAAAGAAATGAGCTATATCAAATAGTTCAGGATTTAGTGTAGGGTCTTTATCTGTACCTTTAAAATGTATTCTTTTTAACTTAGATTTTTCTATAAAGTCTTTTGTAAATGTATCCTCTATCTGTTCTAAAGTTAGATAGTCATCTCCTGATATAGGATTTATTTCTACTCTTTCAGGTAAGTAAGGATAAAGATCTGTTTCTTTGTTATACATTCTATCTAATTGTTCTTCAGTAAAATCCTCATACCAAAAAGGCAATGCAACTATATTACCATCTGTTTTTTCTGGATAGGATGCTGTACTATCTTGTAGGAAAGGTATTGTACCTTCTTCTATCAAAAACTTCTCGCTAAATATATCATAGTTATATAATAAATCATCTTCGCTTTTGTCCCATTCTTTAAGTATGGCCTCCACTTTATCATTACGGTATACAAAATATCCTAGGTTACCATCCTCAAGCAAAATCTTCTTGTTTGATTTATAAATGTCTATGTCCTGTATGTTGTTAATAATACAATTAGGAGTTATAAACAATGTATGTCCGCCAGGTTTGGTATGTTGCATTATATCTATTTCCAACCAATCCTTCCCATACTTAGGCACATGAAAGGTTATACCATCTATATAGCCTTCTTTTTTTCGTGTAGTTTCTAAAATTTTATATTCATCATCATTAGTAAAGACATAGAAATCAAAAGGATCTACGCACAGTTTCTTAACCTGCGTATATAATGCGTTTATTTGTACTTGACTGTAATTATTGTCTAGCTGATTTGCTATAATCGTTACCATGCCATAATCTCAATAATGTCTCATCTTCTAATTCATCTATTTTTATTTGCTTATTATTAGACTTCAATACATCTACATTAAATAAACAAAATTTACATTCTTCTCTATATTTATGTGTCTCCAAATCCTCTGGAAATTGCATTCCTCTATTGTAAGAGTAAATCCATTCAAAAGGCATATTGTGCCAGAACTCTCTTTGACGCCAGTAATGATAGTTATCTGTTCCTTTCCAGAATGTTTTAAATATCATTTGATCTTCTTGTAATGCCTCCCAAAAGATATGTTCACATTGATCTCTATTCCAACACATTACACTAGAGTTAAAAAATGTTCCTCGAATATCAATAAACTTCCTATCATGTTTGTGTTTAGGATTTTGCCACCTAGAATGTATAATCCTAGGCTTCAAGGCCAGTTCATATATATCTGATATATCACTTTGTATAATAACATCTAAGTCTAAGTAACACCATTTATCGTCGAACCCTAAGAAGTTATGAGAATTAAATACTAAAAACTTAGCCCTATCCCAACAATAGTTTTCTTTACCAAACCAATACTTAGGATGTAATGGTTCTATATCAGGTATATCTCTAGCATCACATTTTAATCCTGTATCATCATCTGTATAACAGGTAAATGTAAAGTCATTGTGATAGTGTTCCTGTACCATACGATACAGATTGTTTACATACTCAGGAGAGTATTTAGTCCCCCACTTGATGCATACAAAGTTCATCATATTCTTTCTCAATCTCCGGGTGTCTGTCTAAGCCGTTTAATAAACATATAGGATACTCTGGTCTATACTTTCTTCCTGAATAAAGATAAGAGTATACCTCATTATGTGGCAAGTGTTCAAATGTAAATCCTTCATGGTAAAGATAAGTATCATCACCATATGGATATTGTACATCATATGTTTCAGGATATTTATTATAGTGATTCCATATATGCGTGGCATCTTTCCATAACATTACACTAGAATTATAATTACTTAATGGAAATCCTGGCTGATGAGGGAAATCATGTATATTTAATTGTTTATCTCCCTTATCTTTCCACCAAGTATATACTATAACAGGATTATCAACACAATAATCAAACAAATGATCTATGTTCTTTTGTATTCTTATGTCTAAATCTAAATATAATATAGTACCCATATCCTTTAACTGGAATAGTTTTATTTTTTCCATATTGTCGTTGGGTTCATGTTCCATATAAATAATCCCGATATCAGGATGTAACCCTTTAGGGTCATCCGTAACGCAAACATAATCATATTTGCCTTCGGTATGTTCGTATATAGAATTAACAGCATCAGAGCTGTATTTCTCACCATATTTTAATGTTAAAATAGTTTTCATTGTAATCACTTTTATTTATAAATAAGACTATACACGATATTTTAGAGATAGAGATTAATGGCAACCGTTTCAAATGTAGTAATAGATCAAGGTACGACGTTCAGTTTGGAGTTAAATCTCACAAACGACGACACTACTGCTAAAGATTTAACGAATTATACAGTAACTTCACAGATGAGAAAATCTTATGAAGCTACAACTGCTACAAGTTTTACTACTGCCAAGGTTAATGCTACAGGTAAAATAACAATATCTTTAACAGCAGCAGAAACAGCAGCTGTTAAAGCAGGAAGATATGTTTACGATATTGAGATAGCCTCAAGTTCGGAGACATTAAGAGTTTTAGAAGGAATAGTAACAGTAACACCAAATGTTACAAGAGCATAAGGAGATTTAGATGGCAGTTAATGTTAACGCTACACAAAATCCAGTATCGGTATCCGTATCGACTGGTAGTACTAGAGTCGTAACAACTACCACAACTCAAAGCCAGGTTGCAACTTCAACTAACATTGACAATTTGTCTGGTATTGATACCAGTGCAAAACAAAATGGGTATACTCTAGTTTATGATGGGAGTAGCGGTAATTTCATAGCAGCACCAGCATCGTCTGTTGCAGCTTCTATTACAGCTATTGACGGTGGCACTTTTTAAGATGGTATAAAGCTTTATATTATAATATTTAAAAGACATTTAACTAGGAGAAAATAAATGGCAACAACAATTCAAATTAAAAGAAGTACAGGCGCAGCAGCTCCCGCTACTTCGGATTTAGTTGAAGGCGAATTGGCGTATGCTGAGGATAGATCCAACTCAGGAGCATCTGCTAAGTTATACATTTCATCTATTGATTCAGGTGGTAACGAGGTTATTCAAGAATTAGGTGGTAAGTACTACACCGATCTTATTGACAACGCTACAAATTCAGCTACGGCTAGCACCCTTGTAAAGAGAGATGGAAGTGGACACTTTAACGGCGCAACTATTACAGGTTCAACACTTACTGATGGCACGGCAAGTATAAATTCAGGTGCTATTACAGGAGCAACAAGTATAACAGCTTCTGGTACAGTACAGTTTGGATCTATATCAGATGGTACTATTACAGCAACTGCATTTGTAGACGAAGACAATATGGCTTCCGACAGTGCAACGCTTATTCCAACTCAACAATCTGTGAAAGCCTATGTAGACGCACAAGTAACAGCAAGTGATTTAGATGCAGCTGGTGATTCTGGAACAATAGATATAGATCTAGATTCAGAAACATTTACAGTAGCAGGTGGTACAGGTATTACAACTGCAGCATCCGGCACAACAATTACAGCGACACTAGATAATACAGCAGTTACAGCAGGATCATATGGTTCTACTACAGCTGTTCCAATATTAACTATTGACGCACAAGGTCGTATTACAGCAGCTTCAACAGGTTCGATTGCTACTTCGTTTAATATTGCAGCAGACTCAGGTTCAGACGATACTGTGGCTGGTGGCGAAACATTAACTTTCGAAGGAACAGCGAACGAAATAGAAACAACAGTTTCCAATAACAAAATAGCAATAGGCTTACCTACAAATGTAACAATTTCAGGTAACCTTACAGTTAGCGGTACAACTACAACTGTAGATTCCACAACATTATCCGTAGCAGATCCATTGATCTCACTAGCAACAGGCAATAACTCGTCTGACGCAGTGGACATTGGTATATATGGTTTGTATGACACTTCAGGTTCAACTGATTTATATGGCGGTTTATTCAGAGACGCTAATGACTCAGGTAAATGGAAGTTATTTAAAGACAACCAAGCAGCACCTACTACAACTGTAAACACAGGCGGAACAGGTTACGCAGTAGCTACATTAGTAGCAAACATTGAATCATCTAGCGCTACAATTACAGGCGGTACTATTACAGGCATCACAGACTTAGTAGTAGCAGATGGTGGTACGGGCGCAGGTACATTTACTTCTAAAGGTATCCTTTATGGTAATGGTACAGGAGCTTTACAAGTAACAGCAGCAGGTACTGAAGGACAAATTCTTCAAGCTGGCTCAGGCGGTACTCCAGAATTCGGTGGAATAGACGGCGGAACTTATTAATATTAGATAGGATTTTGAAATGGACGAACAATTAATTAATGAATATATTAACAACTTGGCTAATCAAGTAAATAACTTGACCCAAGAGAACATACTACTTAAAACTAGACTTAGTCTTTTAGAGAAAAGGGAACAAGAGAGGTTGACAGCAGAAGAGAAGAAGGAAGTTCCAACACAACCGGCACCAAAGAGTGAATACTCTACACCGCCGGAGGAACAACCTAAGCCACAGGTGGAACAAATAGTTCCTAAAGAACCTGATTTTGTTAAAGGGCCTAAACCAAAAGGATATAATCCTAAGGTGGATGGACCAAGACCTCTTATCCCTAATCCTAAAATAGCAGAGGAATAATCAAATGGCAACAGTAATAAAAATAAAGAGATCGGAAACAGCAAGTGATGCACCTACTACCAGTGATTTAGTTGCAGGTGAGGTAGCATTAAATACAGCAGATCAAGTTCTGTATGTAAGAGATTCTGGAGGTTCGATTGTTAAAGTTTCTAACTTTTCAGAAGTAGACCAATCTTTAGTTTTTCCTACTGGCGACTATGGAAGTGTGGCATCAGCGCTAGCAACAGACGCATTTGGCCAAACTATAGACAAAGTATTTGATTGTAATTCAAGTGTTAAGTATAGAGTAAGTGAAGTAGATCTCGGGTCGGATTCAGCAGTATAACAAGGAGACTATAGATGACAGTTACAGTACAGTTTAGGAGAGGGACAACAGCACAGAACAATGCGTTCACTGGCTCGATTGGCGAACTTTCTGTAAACACTACAACAAATACTATTAGGGTCCATGATGGGAGTACAGCAGGCGGGCATGAGCTTATGAAGGCTGATGCCACAAATATTGATGGGAATGTACCCATAGGTAACATTTCAGGAACAATATCAGCTAGCGCATTGGATGATGGGTCTAGCATAGACGGCGGAACATATTAATTAGGAGACAAAAATGCCAACACAAGTACAATTTAGGAGAGGGACGACTACACAGAACGAATCCTTTACTGGTGCGGTAGGTGAACTTTCCGTAGATACTACGCTAGATACAGTTCGAGTACATGATGGTTCAACGGCAGGCGGTATAAGGCTAGCAAAATATTCTGAGATACAATCAGGGGATATTACAGCAGTCGTAGCAGGCACAGGACTATCAGGAGGAGCTACTAGCGGAAGTGCTACAGTAAACTTATCACACTTAGGCTTAGAAAGCCTTTCAGACCCAAATGATGATCAGATAATATTTTGGGATGACTCAGCAGGAGCAACTGCATTTTTAGATTTAGGCACAGGTTTGTCTATATCAGGAACAACAATTTCTGTAGGAACACTTAACCAAGATACTACAGGAAACGCAGCTACGGCAACAGCATTAGAAACAGCTAGGACTATAGGTGGTACATCATTTGATGGTACTGCAAATATAGCAGTTGCATTAGCAGCAACAGCTACAACATTAGCAACAGCAAGAACAATAAACGGTGTAAGTTTTGATGGTAGTGCAAATGTAACTACATTAACAGCAGGCACAGGTGTTTCAGTTTCAGGCACAGCAGTTTCAATAGGACAAGCAGTAGCAACATCAGATGATGTTACATTTGCAGATGTAGCAGCAACAGGTAATGTTACTATTACAGGTAACTTAGATGTAAATGGAACAACTACAACCTTAGATTCAACTAACTCTACTATTGCAGATAGACTAATTGAATTAGGAAACGGAACAACAGGAACACCAGCAAACGATATGGGTCTGGTCTTTGAAAGAGGATCTTCAGACAATGCGTTTATTGGTTGGGACGAAAGTGCAGATAAATTCCTAGTAGGTACTGGCTCATTTACAGGTGCAAGTACAGGAGATTTAACAGTTACCACAGGAACACTTGTAGCAAACTTAGAAGGTAATGTTACAGGTAATGTTACAGGTAACACAAGTGGAAGTTCAGGTTCATGTACAGGGAACGCAGCAACAGCTTCGGCACTTGCAACAGCAAGAACTTTATCGTTTACAGGAGATGTTACAGGTACAGGAGACTTTGATGGCTCAGGTAACTTAGCAACTGCATTAACTATAGCAGCAAATAGTGTTGCATTAGGTACAGATACAACAGGGAATTATATGGCACAAGTAAGTGGTGGAGATGGTATTACTATTTCTCACACGCAGAGCGAAGGCTCAACGGCTACAATTACTGGCACAGCAATATATGATTCAAGTGGAACTAAATTAAATTAAGGGTAGACGCAGATGGCTTTAGCAAGTAGAACAGATTTACAGGATTATTGTTTAAGGAGACTTGGACACCCTGTAATTGAAATTAATGTTGACGATGCTCAACTCTCAGATCGTATAGACGATTCTTTGCAGTTCTTTCAAGAGTATCATTTCGATGGTGTTGAAAAGACATTCGTTAAACATCAAATTACAGGCTCCAAACTAAAGCTAACTGCTAACCTTGGTGGTAATTTTACAAAGGGAGAAACTTTAACAGGAGGAACTTCCGGTGCAACTGCTCTATTTGATTCAACAGATTCAACAGCACAGTTTTTACTTATAGAACAAATTAAATCAGGAACCTTTGTAGCATCAGAAACAGTAACAGGTAATATATCAGGAGCAACAGCAACATTAGGAGCAACAGATTTTTATACTAAAGGTGATATTGAAAACGGCTATTTGCCAATAAGTAACAATATCATAGGTATAACCCGTGTCTTTAATTTTGGTGGAGCAGCTACAAACAATACAAAAGACGGACAACTGTTTGATCTAATGTATCAGTTTAGAATGAACGATCTATATAACTTAATGGGAGCAGACATGATATATTATTCAGTCGTACAATCTCATTTAACAACATTGGAACAACTACTAGTAGGACAACGACAAATTCGTTGGAATAGAAAAACAGACAGACTTTATATAGATACTGATTGGGATAAAACATACAATATAGGCGACTATGTAGTAGCAGAAGCTTATGCTATCCTTGATCCTTCTACATATACAGAAGTTTATGATGATATGTTCCTAAAGAAATATACAACAGCATTATTTAAAAAACAATGGGGCGATAATCTGAAGAAATTTGCAGGTATTCAAATGCCAGGTGGTGTGACTTTAAACGGAGAAACCATTTATAACGAGGCAGTACAAGAGATACAAGCAATTGAACAGGAGATGCAACTTAAATACGAATTACCTCCTCAATTTATGATAGGTTAAACACATGGCCACAAATTTTTATTTCCAAAATGGCGGTGGTATAGGACAAACAGGCGAACAGCGCCTAATAGAAGATCTTATAATCGAAAGTCTTAAAATATACGGACACGATACTTACTACTTGCCTAGAACAATAGTTAACAAAGATGACATCTTTGATGAGGACTCATTGTCTAGGTTCACCCAAGCATATCCTTTAGAAATGTACTTAGAAAATGTACAAGGGTTTGAAGGCCAAGGAGATATATTTACAAGATTTGGAATGGAAGTTAGAGATCAAGCAACTTTCGTACTAGCAAAAAGACGATGGGAGGACATGGTTACAAGGCAAGGTCCTGATGTAGCAAGGAAAGCCAGACCAGTAGAAGGAGATTTAATTTACTTTGAAAAAACTAAATCTTTATTCGAGATTAAATATGTAGATTTCCAAAATCCATTCTATCAGGCAAATAACATTTATGTATTTAAATTAACTTGTGAATTGTTCGAGTATAGTTCAGAGGATTTAGATACAGGTATTGCAACAATAGATGCAATAGAAACAAAATACTCTCAAGATATGTTGGAGTATCAATTTAAGAAAGAAGATGGTGGATTGTTCCTTAAGGAAGATGGCGGTAGTTTAATTACAGAAGCTTATCAAACAAGTGTATCAGAACCAATAGATAACGCAGACTTTGATAACTTATTAACATTAGAAGGCATACTAGACTTTAGCGAATCTAATCCGTTTGGTGAGATAGGAGGCTCGTAATGTTTAGAGATAAGACATTCTATCATAGTCATGTAAGGAAAGCTATTATAGCTTTTGGTACAATATTCAATGATATAAACATAGAAAGAAAGAATTCATCGGGTGCAGTAGCACAAACATTAAGAGTGCCTTTAGCGTACTCTACAAAACAAAAGTTTTTAACTAGGATTGCCAGAGTAGCAGATACAAGTACTAGAGGAGAAGTAGCTCTTACTTTACCTAGAATGGGGTTTGAAATAAATGGTTTAAACTACGACCCAGGCAGGAAGGTAGCTCCTATAAATAGAACGAGAGTAGTAGGAGAAGGAGATGATACTAATACAGTTAGATCTGTGTTTGCTTCTGCTCCGTGGAACATGGATTTAGCATTATATATATTTGCGAAGAACCAAAATGATGGATTAAATATAATAGAACAAATACTTCCTTATTTTAATCCTGACTTTAATGTAACAATAAACGATCTCCCAGAAGTGGGAATTAAAAGAGATTTAAAAATAACTTTAGATAATGTTAATTATGAAGACGAATATGAAGGCGAGTATGCGAACAGGATTAGTGTAATATGGACATTAAATTTTACTATGAGGCTTAATTTTTACAGTCATGTAGCAAATGTAGATGTTATTAAACAGGCAGTAATAGATGCTTATAGTGATCCTAACTTATCCTTAGATAAAGTAGCACTCTCAGCAGGAAGAGCAAGGGTTAAAGCAACTGTTGATCCTCAATCTGCAACACCAGCCGATGAATATAAGTTCTTGGAGGAATTTGATGAAGCGTTCGAAACATAGCGGTTTTGAAGAATTAGATAAAAGTTTTAATACAAAAGAAATTACAAAAGCTTTAGAAACTAATTTAAGAAAAACTGAAGAAGAGAGACAACTCCCAGCAGTAGACATGTCAGAAGAAGAAAAAGATGCTCTACATGCCAAACAACAAGAAGAAGACTTACAATACGCTAGAATGATGCTAAAACAAGCAGAGGCATTTAATGCTGAGGCAATAGAAGGCATATTACATATAGCAAGAAACTCAGACCAGCCTAGAGCATACGAAGTAGCAGGTGGATTAATTAAAAATCTACAGGATAATGCTAAAGACATGTTAGATGTACATGAAAAACAGAAAAGAATAACAGCAGATGACTCTAAAGGCAAACAAATTAAAACACAAAACAATATGTTCGTAGGTAGCACAAAAGATTTACTACAAGCATTAAAAGGCGAACAAGCTAAAACAATAGAAGGCGAAATAGCAGAAGACGATGGCACGACCTGAAGAAGTCTCATATCACGGTAATCCTAATCTTAAACCATTAGCATATCAGCACGATTTTACTAAAGAAGAAATTGCAGAGTATGTTAAATGTCAAAAAGATCCTAAGTATTTTATAGAAAACTATGTAAAGATTGTTACACTAGACAGAGGATTACAACCTTTTAAATTATTTGATTGTCAGAAAGGCAAAGTAGATCTCATAATGAATGAGAGAAAAGTAATTTTAATGGAAGGTAGACAGCAAGGTAAAACAGTAACAGCAGCTGCGTGTATATTACATTATACAATATTCCAAGAAGATAAGACAGTAGCTATAATGGCTAACAAAGCCTCAGCAGCGAGGGAAGTATTAAACAGATACCAGATAATGTATGAGAATTTACCTTTGTGGATGCAACAAGGTGTTAGAGTATGGAATAAGGGTGATGTAGAATTAGAAAACAATAGTAAAGTACTCTCAGCAGCTACAACAGCATCCGCCATTCGAGGTAAATCAGTTAACTGGTTGTACATTGATGAGGCAGCAATCATACCTAACAACATAGCAGACGAGTTCTTTACATCTGTTTATCCTACTATCTCAGCTGGTGAGACAACAAAGATTCTACTTACATCTACACCATTAGGCTACAATCACTTCTGGAAATTCTGGAATGAGGCAGAGAAAAAAGAAAACGGTTTTGAACACATGTTTATACCTTACTATGAGATACCAGGAAGAGATGAGAAGTGGTTAGAAGAACAAAAAGGACTCTTAGGTGAGGTAAAATTCAACCAAGAGGTAATGTGCGAGTTTCTAGGTTCAACAAATACTTTAATAAATGCTACAACAATTGGTAGATTAAGTAGTAAACCAGTAGAGTTTACAAATAATGGACTAGATATATATGAGAATCCTAAAGAAGGACATTACTACGCAATGGCATGTGATACTGCCAGAGGTATTGGTGGAGATTATTCTGCTTTTGTAGTCGTAGATATAACACAAATGCCTTATAAGGTTGTGGCAAAGTATAGAGACAACTCAATAGCCCCTATGTTATTTCCAGATGTAATTGGAAAGGTTGGTAGGGACTATAATAATGCTTTTATATTAGTAGAAGTAAACGATATAGGACAACAGGTAGTAGAAATACTACATCAAGAAGTAGAATATGAGAACATATTAAGCACAGTACAAGAACAAAACAGACAATATGTAAGTCCTGGCTTTGGTAAAGCAACAAAGTTAGGTGTAACTACTTCTAAACAAGTTAAAAGACAAGGGTGTTTTACATTTAAGTCTTTACTAGAAGAACAAAAATTATTGATATTTGATGAACATATAATACATGAGATATCAACTTTTATTGAGAAAGGCAATACATATCAAGCAGACGAAGGTTATCATGATGACTTAGTCATGTGTATGGTATTGTTTGGGTGGCTTACAAGTCAAAACTTCTTTAAGGATATGACAGATGTCAATGTTAGAGAAGGATTATATGGACAACAGATGGGAGAGATTGAAACTAATCTTACTCCATTTATTAAAATAGATGGCTCAGAGCCCGAAGTAGAAGTTATAGGAGATGATGTCTGGTTATTAGAAGATGAGTATAATCCAGGCAACTTGCAGAAGAAATTAAGAGATTTAATAAATAGATAATGTATTTACAATAAGAATGTCGTATTTACAAAATTGTAAGTCTAACTTTTGTCATGTATAAATAGTAGGATGATAATAAAAACTTGTGTCATTCATAAGATAATATAAACCGAGGAGAAAAACATGGCATTTCAGCTATCACCAGGTGTTCTTGTTAAGGAAACAGATCTTACTTCTGTTATTCCAGCAGTAGCTACTTCTATAGGAGCTTTTGTTGGTAATTTCAGATGGGGACCTGCCGGCGAGATCACAACAATTAGTACAGAAAACGAACTTGCAGCCAAGTTCGGACAGCCAGATGACGCTACAGCAGTTGACTTTTTAACAGCAGCTTCATTCTTGGCCTATGGTAATAACCTTCAATTAGTTAGAGCTATTGACGATACAACAGCAGTTAATGCTGTAGCATCTGGCTCAGCGACACTAATTAAAAATGCAGAAGATTACGCATTAAACCATTCAACCGGTTCCGGTTCAAATGGTATGTGGGCAGCTAAATATCCTGGCGTCTTAGGTAACTCACTTAAGGTTGCATTCGCAGATTCTAGTAATTTCGACACTAATTCAGTGGCGTCTACTACTATAACAGCAGGCGGAACAGGTTATACAAGCGCACCTACAGTTGCATTTACTGCACCTGGTTCAGGTGTTACTGCTACAGGTACTGCTACAATAAGTGGCGGAGCTGTTACAGCAATCACTATTACAAACCCAGGTAATGGTTACACCAGCGCACCAACAATTTCATTCAGTGGCGGTGGAGGTTCTGGAGCAACAGCTACAGCAACACTAGCAACTGATTGGGCATATAAAAATGAATTTGATAGAGCACCACTTACTTCTACAAAGGTAGCAATACAAGGCGGTTCAAACGACGAACTTCACATTGTTGTTATTGACGAAGATGGAGCAATTTCAGGCGTAGTTAATACAGTCCTAGAAAGATTCTCTCATGTGTCTAAAGCATCAGATGCTAGAGGACTAGAAGGTGGTTCAATATTCTACAAAGATGTAATTAACAATCAGTCACAGTATGTTTACTGGACAGATCATCCAGCAGGAGACGCTACTTGGGGAACAGCAGGTAACGCAACAGCATTTACATCAGGATTCACAACAGCAGAAGCAACAATTAGCCTTTCAGGTGGTGTTGATGACGCACCTGACTCAGGTGACTTACAAACAGCTTGGAGCTTGTTTGCAGATGCAGAACAAACAGACGTAAACCTTCTTATAACTGGAGCATTGAATACTACAGACCAAAAGTATGTACAAGATAACATTGCTAAAGTAAGAAAAGATTGTGTTTCATTCCATTCACCAGTACTAGCCTCCGTTGTTAACAACTCAGGCTCAGAAGTATCATCCATTACTACAGATAAAGGGCAGTTAGCTGCTACTTCATATAGTTTCATGGACGGCAACTGGAAATACATGTATGATCGTTATAACGATGTATACAGATGGGTTCCATTAAATGGAGACACAGCAGGTTTATGTGCAAGCACTGACGCAGAAGCAGATCCGTGGTTCTCACCAGCAGGATTTAACAGAGGACAGATTAGAAATGCTGTTAAACTAGCATGGAGTCCTACTAAAACAAACAGAGACGAACTTTACAAAATTGGCGTAAACCCAATTATCAATAGCCCAGGAAATGGCATTGTATTGTTTGGAGACAAAACTCTATTAGCAGCACCTAGTGCGTTTGATAGAATTAATGTTCGTAGACTGTTCATTGTATTAGAGAAGGCAATTTCTACTTCAGCTAAATTCCAATTGTTTGAATTTAACGATGCTTTTACTAGGAATCAATTCACATCACTTGTTACACCTTTCTTAAGGAATGTACAAGGTAGACGTGGTATATTTGATTTTAAAGTAATATGTAACGAAAGTAATAACACAGGACAAGTTATCGATAGCAACCAATTTGTTGCAGATATCTTCATTAAGCCTGCTCGTTCTATTAACTTTATTACATTAAACTTTATAGCTACTAGAACAGACGTTAGTTTCGAAGAGATTGGCGGATAACTTATAAATAACTATTAAGGAGTAGGAGAACAACATGCCTAATATAACAAATTTTAAAACAGCGTTAGCAAACGGCGGAGCTCGTCCTAACCAGTTTAAAGTTTTTATTCCATTTCCAACTGGAGAAGCGAATGAGAACGAACAACTGTTAGTTAGTGGAGCAGCTTTACCGGCTTCAACTGTTAATCCAGTGATTACACAGTATAGAGGTAGGGAAGTTAAGTTTGCAGGTGAAAGAATATTTGATCCGTGGACAATTACAATTATTAATAACGAAAACCAAACTCTCAGAAGGTTATTTGAGGATTGGATGGAGTTAATTAATAATAAAGAGGATAACAGCGGCGAAACCGAATGGCTTCGTTACCAGCAGGATGTTATTGTTGAACATTTGGACAGGAACGATAAACCTTTAACCGGTGGTAAGTACAAATTGAAAGAGGCCTTCCCAATAAACATGTCAGAAATTGCATTACAGTATGCACAGAACGACATTATTGAAGAATTTACGGTTACATTTCAATATCAAACATACGAAGTCAGCTAGTTTTAGACTAGTGTACAAGGATATATAAATTATGGATTTATTTGGATTTGAGATCAAGCGGAAAGAGCAACCGAAGGGTGAAAAGTCCTTCGTTGCTCCATCCCAAGATGATGCTATTGAAAGCATACGAGCTGGTGGGTATTATGGCACCTACATGGATTTGGAAGGTGTCGCTCACACAGAGTCGGAACTTATTAAAAGGTATCGAGACATTGCCGGAATGGCAGATGTTGATACAGCAGTAGAAGATATTATTAATGAATCAATAGCACAACTTGAGAATGAATCTCCCGTTGAACTCAACCTAGATGATGTAGATTTATCATCTGCAGTTAGGAAATCAATCCAAAAAGAATTTGAAGAGATTAAAAATCTCATGGACTTTAAAAATAGAGCCCAAGATTATTATAGACGATGGTATATTGATGGCAAAATATTTTTTCACAAAGTCATCGATATGGAAAATCCTAAAGACGGGATCAAGGATATTAGATATATTGATCCAAGAAAAATTAGGAAAGTGCGTGAAGTTAAGAAGGAAAAGAATCCTTCTGGCGTAATGTTTGTTAAAGATGTAGAAGAGTTTTTTATCTATAATGATAAAGGAGTTACATCTAAACCAGGAGCTTATGTAGCACCTGAAAATCAGCAAGGGCTGAAGATAACAAAAGACGCCATAGCATACGCACCAAGTGGTTTGGTAGATCACGATAAGAACATAGCACTATCGTATCTACATAAGGCTATTAGGCCTGCAAACCAACTAAGAATGATGGAGAATGCTGTTGTTATATATAGAATAACAAGAGCACCTGAAAGAAGGATATTTTATGTAGATGTTGGTAACTTGCCGAAGATGAAGGCAGAACAATATCTAAAAGACATCATGGATAGATATCGTAATAAATTAGTTTACGATGCTAACACAGGTGAAATTAGAGATGATAAGAAGTTCATGTCTATGTTGGAAGACTTTTGGTTACCCAGAAGGGAAGGCGGAACAGGAACAAGTATTGATACATTGCCAGCAGGTCAAAACCTAGGGCAGATAGAAGATGTAGAATACTTTCAAAGGAAATTATATCAGTCCTTGAATATTCCTGTATCGAGATTAGAACAACAGGCTGGACTAAACTTTGGTAGAGCAGCTGAGATAAACCGAGACGAGATGAAGTTTACAAAATTCATCATCAAGTTAAGAAGGAAGTTCTCAGTTATGTTAAGCGATCTTTTGAAGACGCAGCTCTTACTAAAAGGTGTTTTAACAGAAGACGATTGGCATGGAATCAAAGACGATATAGAATTTGAGTTTGCCACAGATGCTTATTACACAGAGTCTAAGGAACAAGAAATTCTTAGAAGTAGAGTAGAAGTATTAAACGGTCTAGCAGCATATATAGGAACATTTTTTAGTAAGCGTTACATACAAAAGAATGTATTAATGTTAACGGACGAGGAAATAGATACAATCGAAACAGAAATTATGGCAGAGCCACAATATAGTAGACAGTATCAATGGAGTCCATTACAAGCAAGTGATCCGGCACAACCGGCACCTGAAGGTAATATAAGTAATGATGTACCAGGAGAGGGTAACCCTGTACCTGGACCTGATAATGGAGCATAATATGGCAGAAACAGACAGAACACAAGAAGTTAATGATTTGGTGAATGACATCGTAGCAGGTAATACTGCAGATGCGCAACAAAAATTTAACGATCAGATGACAGCCCGAGCACAAGAGGCGTTAGACGATCAAAAGGCAGGAGTAGCAGCAGACATATATAATAAACATGTTGTAGATCCTGACATGGAACCACAAGGTGTAGCATTAGATGATGCACTTGTGGATATAGATCAAACAACAGGCATGCCTGTAGAAGGAGAAACAAATGGCGAAGACATTTAAAAATTTTAGAGCAGGAATTATTACCGAAAGTCCTGTTGACGGTGTAGCTAAAGGCTCACTGGATGGTGATAAGCACATGTGCGCTAGTAAAATAATGCACAAGGAATGGAAAGAGGGTACACCTATTATTGGTGAACACGCAGAGCCAGTAGATGGTGAAGTATCCTGGTATAAAGTAATGTTTGAACACGGTATAGAAACAGTTGAAGTGAATGATCCTAATGTAGAAGTTATAGAAGAAGCTTCTCACATGAACCATAAGAAAAAATCATATTAATTTAATTAAAAGGAAATCACATGGCAGTCACAGTAAATAACTTAAAACTAACCCAAGTCCAGGGTGTAGTATCTGTTAGGGGGACTGCTGCTACCGGAACAATTGCTTTAGCAACAACACTAAAGAAATCAACTGAGACGCAAAGCTCCCCAGCAGTCAATATAAAAGGACTACATTGGACCTTGTCTAGCGGTGCTAGCGCCAAGGTTCAAAGAAACTCCGTCGTATTATTTGAACTACACGAAAGTGGTTCATTAGATATGTACGGATATGCAGAGAACTCAGAAAACACATCAGATATAGAAGTAGTTATAGCCGGCGGAGCTGGTGGAACTGTTATAGTTGATTGTGCTAAAGTTTCTGGTTACGGTTCACAACAACATCAAGATGCACCACTAGACACTAACGACGCAGGTAATGTCTATGACGGTGGTTCATTAGGTTAACGGAGAAATAAATGAGACTTATTAAAGAATTTAACGAAAGTATTAACTATCTCACAGAAGATAGTAAAGATCCTAAGAAGCCTAATGTATTCATAGAAGGTGTATTCTTACAATCAGATTTAAAGAACAAAAACGGTCGTGTATATCCTAAAGAGATTATGCAACGAGAAGTTAACAGATATGTTAACGAATCTGTCAACACTAAAAGAGCTTACGGAGAGCTAGGACACCCAGAAGGCCCTACTGTAAACTTAGACAGAGTATCTCACATGATAGTCTCACTAAAGGAAGACGGCAGCAATTGGATTGGTAAAGCCAAAATTATGGATACACCAATGGGTAAAATTGTAAAAGAACTTATTAGCGAAGGCGCTCAACTTGGAGTAAGCTCCAGAGGATTGG